CACCAACTTTACGGCACTTGACTAATGCACCAGAGGCATAAGCACTTGGCCAGACAGAATAGCGAGACTTGACCTTATGGTAACAAGCATCTTTCTTGCCTTCATCAACCAATTCAACTTCTTCTTTTTTAGTTTTCTTATTTAATTTGGCTTCAAGATCTTTCAAATCTTTAAAAGTTCTAAGTTTGCCATCTCCCATTCTAATTCTATCAGGTAGTCTGATTACATCACCATCATCATTATATCCCTCAACAACCTCACCTTCTGGTTGATATGAGTTTTTCATCATAACTCCACGCATATTCATATTTTGATCTGCACCAGACATTCCTGCATTTCTCATAGCACCTCTAAGACGATCATATTTACTCTGCAATCTATTTGAAGTATTAATAGTGGTATTCATCAAATCAGAGGTTCCTGTCATCTTGCCAATATCTCTTGCATCCTGTTGCGTCTGTTGAAGAGATGGTTGTGTTCTATTTTGTGGATTAGATGATGGTGTAATCTGTGTTGCACCATCAAGCATTTTACCTACTTGTGGTTTGGCAAACCTTTTAAGTAAGTATGGTGCAGCAAGAGCAGCAGCAGCGCCACCAACCACTAATGGAGCAACCTCATCAAGTTTTTCAAAATCTGTTCTCCAGTCTGAATAAGATTCTTGAGTCACGTTCTTTGCTTTCCCTTTTCTGTTTGGATTTGGATCTTCTTTGCGTTTTTTAGCAGCTCTCTTATTTCTCTCTTCTTTACTCATAGCAGCACGGTCGTCTGCATCACGACAATATGGTTTGGTCTTTTGACCGGGTTGTTTTGCACAAGGTTTACCATCATATTTACCACCAGTCTGTTTCCAACCACCACCTTTGAACCAGTCGCGGAGAGAATATCCTTTGTCTTTGGAAGACTTACCATCACGTTTTTCAGTGATAACACCTTCCAAACATTGGCAAGGATCGTGTCCGCAGATAGGACAAGTCGAGAAGCGGCATTCTTAATAGTTTTCAATTCTGAACGAGCCATAGAATACTCGTGATCTTTCTTCTTTTCTTCGTTCATTTTTTTCTTACGACCTTGGCAGTGTGCTTTTTGAGAAAATCCTTTTGGATTATCACAATCAATAGACTTCTTATATTTATCTGACCACCCTTCGTTCATTTTCTCAGTCTTCTTTTTCATAGAATTGATGAACTTACGATAGACTGCTGCTTCAGAAGTTTTACCCATTTCCCTTGCTCTCTGTTCCATAGCAACTGCTGCCTGGATTTTATGGGCATGAGAACGACTTGATTTCTTTATCTTAGCAACACTTGCTTTTGCAGTTGCTACATCTTTGAAACCTAAACCATGAATGGTTCCTTTTGGGTTTTCATCTGTATAAAGGTCGGAGTGTTTTTTAGAATTGGCAGGTTGACCTTTTTTTCTAGGAATACGAGGATTTGACTCCTCTTGCATCGCCTGCTTACGAATTGTAGCAAAGTAAATCTTAGTGCCCTCTTCTTTACCATACTGATCAATCATATTCTGCTTCATATCAGACTTATCATACTTTTTCTTAAGCATGGTGTCTTTTCTCTTTTGAGCAGGACTCATTACTGCTTCACTTACACCACCGCCGCCATTTCCACCACCGTTTCCACCATTACCATTACCGCCGTTTCCACCATTACCATTACCACCGTTTCCACCATTACCATTTCCGTTACCATTTTTCTTGGTTTCGGTTTCGCTACTATCTTCAGATCTCTCTTCTTCTCTCTCCCTACGGAGATACCCGCCCAGACCTACACGATATCCACCAGGGATTCGCTTACACTTTTTATCTTTATAGCAGTAGTAATACCCCTGCTTACACTTCTTCATTTATCTTTTTCTGGGTTATTATTATTTAGAAATCCTTGTTTCAGAAGTTTCTGCAGTTCTGATGTAGAACCTACAAACACTGCATTATTGGTAACACTATTAGGACCCTTTGCTCCGTCTTCTTCAAGGTCCTTAAGTTTCTTTTGTAAATCTGCTAACTTGTCTGTGGTGTCTGCCACACTTTTGATAAGTTGTCCAGCAACTTCATACGCTCTAGGACTAGCACTTTCTCCTGCCAGTTCCATTATTCCATTTATTGCCTCTTGTCCCTTTTCAATCAACGAATATAAATTTGCTCTTGTATATTCGTAGTCTTTTTTGATATCGTTACTTTCTACCGGTCTCTTTATAGGAGATGGTTTTTCTGTTTCAACAATACTACTTTCCACGTTAAGTGCCTCATCAATCGCATCAAAATCAGACATAAGTATCAAATATCAGACTGCTTTGTAGGACTATACGACTTAGAATCTGTAAATGTCTCCCAAGTTTCGGTGAAACCAAAATCATCACCTGGATTAGCAGTGATTGGATCGGGCACAGCAGTGTACCTTACCTCTCTCTTCGCTGTCTGAGTGTTGGTGTCAGCATACATATCAACTTGAACCTTACGGATAAGACCTTCGGAATTCTCAGCAACAGGACCAAAGAGGTAAGTTTTTGCTGTAAATCGTAAAGTATATATTAAAGCTCTACGTGTAGAGAAGTCTCCTTCATAGTCATCCTGAAAATTGACTGAATTTAATACTACAGGAATATCTCTTTTTTCTCCAATTGATTCAACCAAATCCACAGTGATGTTGAAAGATGGTTGGAAATATGGGAGTATTTGCTCTACAATTTGAAGAGCATCATCATTTAATTTTGCGAAGATACTCAGTTCAAATCCAATATTATATGGGACAGGCATAAAGACTTTCTTCATCTTATCATTGCCATCAACCGCTCTGAAAGTCTGAGTAATTCCAGACTTCCTAGTTGAGTCATATGCAATAGATGTCATCTCAAATGACATTCTAGGCATCGTGATCTGAACTGGTTTATCAAGATTTGCCTGCTGTTCTAATCTTGCCAGAAACTTTTGTGTTGGACCATATGCCAAGGGAACTTTCAGTTGACTTACAACACCACCACTTGAGTCTTTGTGCTTGATATTTAAATCATTAAACAAAGTACCGAAAGATATGATAGTCTTTCTGATAATTTCGTGGTAGTAGTAAGATCCTAACATTAGTATGTTCCGAAGGGATTAGTTTCGCTGAAGTCAATTAGACTATCTGCTTGTGTCTCAAACTCATCATTGTCTCTGTATTTATCCGTCTCAGTGTTTGCTACACCAGGATTCTTAATGACATAGGCAGCACCAGACTTAGCACCAGTAAGGGTTTCGCCAGCAAAGAAGTAACCAGATGTAAGACCTACACGAAGAATATTGGTGTCTGCATCCCATCTCTTGACTCTACCGGACATACCAGATCTAGATCCAGTGATGACCTCGTTGAACCAGAAAGTTCCAATACCAGTTGTTGCGGCAGATCCGACTGTAACTGTTGGAGCAGATCCTAAGAATCCGGCACCAGCATTAACAATTCTAATTTCGCTGATGGTTCCTGCAGCAGATACAACTGCTCTAGCACTAGCATTAATTGTAGGAGATAGTGGAGGAACAGAAACTGTTACTGGAGGTGTTGTAGTAAATCCACTACCACCGTCCGTAATTGTAAATGATATGACACCTCTATGAGCAGTAATAATTCCACAAGTAGCAGCAGCACCAGTTCCACCACCACCACTAATCGTAATTGTCGGTGCTACAGTATATCCTGTGCCTGCATTAGTCAGCAAGATTTCTGATATGGAGGTAATATTATTTCTGGTTGTTGTGATTGCCACTGCTGTAGCGTCAGTTCCACCAGAAGGTGCTGTTGTGATCGCAACAGTTGGTGTGCTAGTAAATCCAGAACCATCATTATCAAGGAATATCTTCTGAATATATCCTGTGCCTACAGATGCTGTTGCAGAGGCACCAGAACCCGTTGAGAACATCGTAAGGTCAAGAATGTAACCCTGGTCCTCAAGAACTGTATCAATAGAGTCAATAGAGGTATCAAAGACTTCATCCTCATACTCAAAGAGTTCACACTTGAGTTCATAGACATAATTCTTACCCAGTTGATAAAATGGGTTCTCATGTTCTACAAACTTGACTTCAAACAAACGTTTGCCAAGTGGGAAATAAATTAAATCACCTTCTCTAGGTCTTCCTGCAACTTCAACCTCTTGATCACTTTCATCATCCAAGAAAGGTGAAATAAAATCTTCAAATCTCTCTCTAGATACTGTGACTGTCAATTCATCTCTGAGACTGACGCCAAATTTGGTCATAAGGTCACCGGCACCACTATAACCATCATATGTGTTTACATACGCTTCTAATAAGAAGTTATCGTCAAACTTGGAAGATTGCACTTCCTTAATGATGGTCTGTTTGCGAACATACTTTCTGGGAATGTACGTTACTTCAATACCATATATCTTGAGTTGTTCGTTGATCAACTCCTGTACTAATCTTTGTTCCCCAAAGGAACCTTGTAGGAAAAAGGGATTAAGTGCCATCAGCCAATAAAGTCAAGAGGTGGTAATTCATATTCCATTGCCATACGACTACGAATATCAGCAATTTCTCTTTCACCGTCGTCGTAATACTGTCTGCCGTTGAGTTCAATTCCTCCTGGTAATTTGGTTCCACCAAACTTCATCATATTTGCTCCCCACTGTCTTTTAATTAATGCAGTAAGATATCTCTTTACAAAACTATCATTGTAGATTTGTGTGAAACTTTGTGGATCTAATGCACGATGACAGTCAATAACGATGTAATCATCTTCAGTTACACTGCCCCAATCAATGTCG